CACAACCTGCAATGGTGACAAGAACAGGCGGTTGCCCCTCTTGTCCCGTGACTCTATATACATCTTCAAAACCTTCCCACTCATCTTCTTCGCCACAAGCAGCACATACTATTATTCTATTCATAAATATTCACCTTCTCCTATATCGCCAGTCAATTCGGCCTCACATGACAAAACGAAATCACACCAAAGAGGACAGAAATACTCGTTCCAATTCATGGGCCATTGTTGGAGTGCTAAGTCTGCTATAGTGCTACTTAAAGATTCCTCAAAAGCATTTATACTTCGCTTGCCTATTGGCTCTAAAATGGCTATTCCTGCCTCCGGTCCCAACCACAATCTCTTACCTCTCTTGTTACCCTCTAGTAGTAGTTTATCATCGGGATTGTGTTCGTAGTCAGGTGAGATGTACAGGAAGTGCGTAGGCTCTTCGTATCCATCCATCATACCCAACATTCTTTTATAGTAAAGTAATTCTTTGCGAGTCCGCGCTAACTTACCTGTGTTCATTTTTCCAGTCTTCAATTCAACTAAGACTACCTCACCCGTGTCAAACTTGACCACTCCGTCAATCAGACCTACCCACACGACCTCATGTCCGTGGAAAGACTCAGGAACCAAGTGCTTTACCTCGGCTTCTATGACCTCAAAGCCACCCACATCGTGCGCTATCTGATGTATCATCAAAGATAGAGCATCAACCGCAGGGTCGCCGGAAACACCCAACTCTTCTGCTTTGACTGTAGCAGACTCCGGCCCTTCAAGCAACCCGTACTCCATGACCTCATGTATCTGTCCACCACGTATGGCTTCTTCTGTAGGGGGCGCACGGGGAATGTCAGCGACATATCGCCAATAGAATTGTCTAGGACACATCATGTATGTCATCAAAGACGACTTACTGACTCTGAGAGCGTCGGCTTGGCCGGGAATATACGAAGACTCCATTCACTCTTCCTCCTGCTTTTTATCACGGATGCGCATGGCTTCTAACAAGCCACCCCAATAACCGCCCATTTACTCTTCCTCTAGTATATCATCTAGAGATGTCTGCTCCGTGCCAAACAGGTTCTTACCGCAAGAAGGGCAGTCATCGTTCTGTTCTAACTCAGATAGTGTAGGTCGGGCGACCTCTTCCTTGCAATGTACGCAAGTTATCTTCTCCATCTTACCCATCTCTTCTAGTAGGGCATATATTAGAGCGCTATGCTTCATTACTTCTGGTATTATAGCATTTACGAACGACCTAAACTCATTGGTAGTCGTGTCTAATTCAGCCTGTAATTGCTTTGTTGTTAGTTTGCCACTCATCTTTCTACTTCTTGTCATATATCTCAGTCTCCTTTCATACTTATAAACCTACAACCACACCAGATTACCCTTGCCTTCTAGCATGTTAAATAAAGGTTGTGTCGGCCACCCCATCATTTCCCAATATGGTTGAATTTTCTTTACGATAAACCTATCAGCCATCTCCTTGTAGTTTATCTTGTACAGACCCTTGAGTTCTTCTGGGTCATCGAATGCCATGTACTTACCATCTTCTCCTATGGTTGTTAGGAAGAAGTCACCGCCCCTGTATCTCTTACCTAGATACTCATTGGCCCACGCCGCACCCGCGCTTGGGCCGGATAAGACCTTGTAGTCGCTGATGTTCTTAGTCAGTTTCCCCTTCATGCAGAGAGACTTCGGTTCTGCGTCACCAGATATTACTTTTAGTACAATGTTATTGATGTTATCTTGGACATAATCTTTCCCTCTATTGGCAAGTATTCCTTCGATGACCATCTGCATCGCATCTTTCATCACAGGCGGCATACGAGATTGCTTCATCTCGATGCCCTTGACATAGAGTATTGGGTTGTGCCATTCGTCATCTGTCCACACCACACTACCCGCATAGCGGTTCTTTGCCATGAGAATCATAGACCTACAGAATCTCTCAAACTGCACTTCGATAGGATACATCTGCTCGTTGATAGTTTCGATTTTGCGGAAGGTGCCGCCTATATAGTTTGTGTCTCCATCCATTTCCACACCCTCTACGAAGATACTGTCCGTGTGACCATAGACGGTGTTCCAACCGACTTCTCTTGCACAGTCCTGCAACTTCTTTAGAGTCTGCCGCGAAGTGAATGTGATTGCATCTGCGACTTGCGGGTGATACATTCCGTACTTGGAGTCACCACACACGCCATACATGGAAGCAACGAGAGACTTACACGCATACTGCATGGCATCCCACCTAGCCCTATTGTCATAGTCTTCTTGCTTCAACTTCTTGTATTTGTCACGCAACTCAGTCATCAAGTCCATCTGTCGCACAAGAAGTCCTTTGCCTCCCTGTGCAAACCTGACTCCATTACCACAATCTTTTCCGTCTGGGTGCAGGGTTTCCCATGAGATATTATGTAGTGCGGCGTTGCTATGGTACATAGCCTTGACATCTAAGATACCTATCTTCTTGTACAGGCCGGGTAAAACCTCCATGACATCTGCGCCTTGGTAATCCACCCTCTCAAACTGCGGTTTGGTAGGAATGCGCTTCAAAAACTTTTGGTCTCGCAACACAAGGCTTGTGAACATACGGGTGATGTAAGGTGTCGCTCGGATGTCACACTGCACCAAGTGTTGTAATCCGGTATAGTATCCTATGACATTTACTTTGGCATCTAATTTAGGTAGCAAGTCAACGTCTTGTATAGCGTAGTCTAAGTACAAATCCAAATCCGTATGATAGGTATTGTGTCCATCGGGCAGGACTACTTTCTTTTCCCCTAATGCTATCTCAGCAACGTCATCTAGTTTGTAGCCCGGTAGTTTACCGTTCTTCAACTCCCATAGTTTGGAGAATCCAATCATAAGGTCTATGCAGTTTATGCCGGCGATAGGTTGTGACCAATCGCCAAACTGATACCTAAATCTTTTCATGGGTGAAAGACCGTTGGGTGAAAGACCAACTGCCGCCAACCTCTCTGCTATAGTCTTGATGTCAGCACCGACCACATACCACCCCGTGATGACATCTGGGTCAGCCTCATTCAAGCGCGTTAGGAAATTGCGTAGCATGGATTCCTCATTGGGAAACTCAAGCCTACCTTTAGAGTCACGACGACCCGGTGTTCTGTTGCTTGCGTAAGCCATAGGCATATTCTCCTTGACTTCGGTAGCATCGTAGTTAGGATTAACATAAAGACATACGGTCTCACCTATGAAACTGTCATGGAATACCATCACGCGCAAGGCGCTTGTCTCTGGATTCCACTCACAATCAAGATACCATATCCTGTGGTCGTAGTTTGGAATGGGGTCATCTGGGTTTGTTCTGTCAGCGAGTACCCTGTTGACGTAGGGGATGTTCGCCTCCCATGTCTTTACACCGTAGGTGTCTGCTCTCTCCTGTATCTCCATTATCTGTTGTGGGTCGTTGACTACTAGTTTAGTCAGTTTCTCTCCGTACAGACCTATGAAGCCATCCTCCTTGTATACGGCATCAAAGATGTCTTGGTCTGCCGTTTCGACAAAGCAGTAGGGATAGTAGTCCCTCTCCACAAGCGTCTGTCGCTTGCCGTCTTGGTCGCGGTATCTGATGTGAACCGCTCTGCCTCTTCCTCGCTCGACTATCATTCTATCACCGACGTTTGGAATACAAAATCATCGTCTATCTTTACTATTAAACCCCACTCGCCGGCACTGCCCTTGCGTGTGCGGAATTGAACAAAGCCCAGAGTTATATCACCTACTATCTGTTTTGTCAGGTCTTCCAATGCGCCCTCAAAGTACATTGTGTGTGTACCAACGTCATACTCATTGATTGTAGTCCTAGTTAGACCTTTCAATTCCGTGCCTGTCTCTATATGAAAGCCATTAGCATCGAAGATAAACTTGTACTTGCCGGTCTTCTTGCCGTTCATACCATCGCAGCGGAAAGCCTCAAACAAATCTGTGGAGTCTGCTACTATTACAAAGTAGGATGCTATCGGTCCATCTACGCTCTCATATGACATTGTTTCTAGGTTTATCTTCTTTGCAATCTGGGCGGACTTCATGTGCCATTGAAGCAAAGTATCGGGCGAGGAAGGATAGGCCAACGCTTGCGGGCTTGCCGTAAGTGTGGTTGTTTTACTACCCGAATGCACCTTTATCTGGGAATTCCACTCTCGTTGCCCTGTGAGTTTTACTGTCCTGCCGTGGTATTTCAACACTTTGAGAAGGTTGTCAATACTTGGCACCGGCCAAATCTGCGGGTGTTCGCAAATTACTTTTAGACTAAACTTTGCTACACTTGAAACGCCGTCTTTCACAAGCGACGTTATGCTGAGTGTTTCTTCGCCGTCGTGTTCTATGATGCACGACTCGACAAGACAACCATCAACGCCCTTGCGTTGCGTCTTCTTCAATAGACCTTCTAAATCACTCTTTGGTATCTCTATCATCCAAATCACTCCGCAAGAACGGAAGACCAAACCATGTAGCCTTACCGTCTTTCACTGTTAGAATCGTATGTGTCTGTCCTACAAACTGTATGAACTTGCCCTTCATCTCTTCGATGGTAGCCTTGACGCACCACTCGCCTTCGTTGAGTGTTCTGTCGCCCTTTACGCCTGCGGCCATGTCAGCCTTCTTCATAAAGCGGGAGAGGAATATCTGCTGAGAGAATCGGCGCATAGTCCCCTTCTCCCAATCCGGCCTCTCGCCTACGGTCATTAGAACCTTCTTACCTGAGCCGTCATCCATGTACTGCTGAATAGCCTTCAAGTGGAAGGTGTTGAATATCTTGTTCACAGGTAGCGCGTGTAGTCTGTCGAGAACATCTCGGTTCAACTTGTTGCGCTCTCTCCACTCCTTCTGATTGAAGGTGTCAGACTCTTCGTCAATCACGCCCTTTCGTAGTAGTGCCGCTCGCATAGCAAACTCGCACCACTTTAGGAAAGTAGAGCCGCCATCAAAGATGACTCCACCTACATCCTCACCGTTCTTGATGTTGTCAGCGATGACGTTGATGAAGTACTTGGTCTTCTCAATCAGTTGCAGATAGTTAACGCTGTTGTCCTCGTTAAAGATAGACTCATCCATCTCATCAAGAAGAGGCAGAACATTGATGTTGTCTGCGTCTGGGTAGAGGTCTGATAGTGTGGACATAGCAGAGTTGTCTACATCGAAGACGTAGATGTTCTTACCTGCTATAATCTCAGGCTCTAGCAGGTACGCCGCTAGTCCGGTCTTGCAGGTGTTCTCATGTCCTACTAGAGCATAGCGACCCTCATTGTGAGCCGCTCTTTGGCTGTTGAATAGGTTAGAATAGTAAGCCCTATCGTAGACAATCTTAGGCACTGCTGGCGCAGTTTCTTTTGCCTTAGTTGTATTCGCTTGCGCTCCCCAACTCGACATCAGTACATTCCTCCGTATTCCTCTTCAACAGTCATGTCGTCATCGAACAGAGGCGTCTGCTCTGTCGTCGGCATTACCTCGATGGTATCGTAGGCGTACCAACCGGACACACTCATTCTCTGCTCGTCATCCTGAGTCCTCCAAGTCTGACCGACGACTATGCACTTACTTCCTACTGCGAAGTCTACTAGGTTGGCATGTTCTGCACCAACGTAAACGTCAATGGTAGGAGCAGTCGAAGTCATGTCTAGGTCTGCACAGACTAGGACCATACCGCCGTTGTCCCTTGGGTCAATGTGAATGACCTCAGTAGGTACAGCGAGTATCGTATCCCACCACTCCTTTGTGTCCTTGTTGTCATCGTAGTAAGCCCTAAGAGCATCAACGCTGTCAATCATAGCAAAGGGTATGTCTCCGCTCTGCATCATAGCCATGGGGTCTGAGGCGTACTTCTCAGTAAGAGAAGGGTCGGCAGTAAAGACTGATACGTTCGGCTTGCAATAAGCAGTAGTACCGTTCTTTCCCATCCTCACAGGAATAGTACCCGTAACGAAGGTAGGATGCTGAATATCGGCGGCTGCTCCCTGTGCCTTGATAGTGAATATCTTGTTGTCAGTAGTCAAGAATGTGGAAGTGCGCTCTCGCTCATCCTGCGGTCTTGGCTTACCGTACTTGAAGTTGGTATCACCGGATGGGAAAGTCGGGTTGTTCTTGTCCCACACTACATAGAAGTGTGTGTTCTCGTCTATCCTCATACTGTGACGAGGCAACTCTGATACTGTCCCATCGCCACCAAACTCTTCCATAGCCATCCTAGAGTATGTACCATCGTGGTTGTCCTCAAACACAACGATAGCACCACTGTTGACTAGAGCGTGGACTGCGTTGCCGTCTGCACCCTTTAGTTGGTTAGCCATCTTGTTGTATAGAATCTTGCCCCACTCTTTAGGTCTTGGGCATGAAACGAACATACCCTCTACGTTCTCCGCACCTGCTCTTCGTAGCGCAGCATTCTCAGTGTTGATTTGCCTAGCGGCAACCCTAAGTGCTAGGATACCGCAGTCGTCCTCAGACTTGCCTGCGTTTGTCCATGCTGGCCCTTGTAGAGTAAGTACCTCTTGTGCCTTGTCCTTGAGTGCGTCTGCACCTACATTAAGCGTCTTTGCCATATTGTTTACCATTGTGTCATCCATTTTTGTCACCTGTCTGTTACTAACTTCCCCTACAACATTACACATATAAAGGTGCCGATAACACCATATTTCGGCAGAAACCGGCTCTTACTATAGGTTCAGGCATACCGAATTGCAAGTCACGATATGCCGTAACGATGTGGGAAACTACATTTAGATTAGCGCCTTTAGTCATATTATGCGCCATAATTATATTTAGGGTATTTCTAATGTCGTCAGACTTTTCCAACAACTTCAACGAGGCAGTAAAGTCCTTGTCATTTATGTGTTGAATAAACTTTTCGGTAGAGAATGCGCCGGCCATGTTTTCGATGAATGCTAGAGCCGCTTGCTCTCCCGACGACCGGAACGTAGTTACATACGCCTGTAACGCATTAACCATAGAACGAAGGTCACCCCTGTTTGTGCTGATGATGGTGTCAAGAACGCCGACAGATGAAGCATAGACATCTTCGTCGTCTATAATTTTTAGTAAAGCAACTTTGCTGGCAGCATCGGTAATAGGTTCAAACGCGAAGGCTTGACATCTAGAAACCAAGGGGTCTATCAAACCCGCCATATTATTGCAAGTCAGAATGAAGATACAAGCGCAGTTTTCTAACACTCCTTTGAGTGCCATCTGTGCCGGCTTTGTTATCTGGTCTGCCTCATCCAATAAGATGATACAGTCAATTCCACTTCGCGCAAGGGGGGATACATCAGTCTCAATAAATTCTATTCCCCTTGTCGCCTTACTACTAGCATTGAATATGTGAATGGGTCTTTCGGTGTACTCGGCAAACGCATGAGCCATGCTTGTCTTGCCTACCCCGGCAGGTCCGTGGAACAGAAGATGTGGGAACGAAGCGCGGCTGTCGGAAGAAGACAGAAAACCTACCACGTCGGAATGACCAACGATGTCACCCAATGAAGGGCGATGTTTTACAGCCCACACTTCGCTCACATTTTACCCTACGCTTTCACGCTTATAAGGGTACCTATTCGCTAATACTGTTCTCCAAAACGAGGGCTTGCGCGGCCTCGTAGAGTTTAGCGAGTATGATGTGGTTGGGGTTGTTGACATAGAAGGGTCGCTCTGCGCTTAGTATCATAATGATACCACACATAAGCCCTTGCAAGAAACGGTTATCTAATTCGTGGTTAGCGATAACCTCATCTAATTTTTCATCAACACCCTCTTGATAGTGTGGGTCGGTCGAGACCCATAGGAGATTCTTCACGAAGTTAGCATCTCTGATGTTACCTTCGGTCAAGATTCGCTCTATCTCCTCTGACCTATCTGAATTAAGCACCATTTCTATGATTGTCGAAACTTCAACTCCCGGCAGCATTATGTTTCCCTCAATTTACTAAATGAATATAGTGTCTTATAACCCTTGTCTTGTGTAGGTGTCTTCACGCTTTCTTTTTTTTCTGGTCTAGTTTTTGTTTCTTTTACAGTATTTTTTTCTACTTCTTTGGCTTTACGGGCCTGCGCGCGTAGAGTTTTAGCACTAAACATGGCGCGGCGACAATCAGAACATGTCACAAGGACGATGTTGCTTTGAAGTAGTTGGTTTTTTTCTTTTTTCCCACACAACTTACATTTTATCGTGCGGGGAAACCGCATCATATCACCTCAAATACTTTTAATGCAATCAAACCTGCTATTCCTATGTTAACCAAACCCATAACCGTACGCCAAAAAGCCATGACCCCCATGTGGTCAAGGTACCACCGTTCACTCATTCATCCTTACCCCTGTAGTCTGGGTGATTCTTTGGTAGTTTGTGCAGTCTTCGCTCGGCCATGTTCTCAAGATACTTGCAGATATTTTCTGCGCCCTTCCTAAACCTCTTAGCGGCTACGTCATCATCTTGAGGTATCATTTGACCCATTAGGTCATCAATGTAGATATGTCTACCTATGTACTGCAATAGTTCATACTCAACATGAGTTGTACTTGCCGCTCTGCTTACCATACTATATCGTAGTATTTCACACTTATAATACTGTCGTTACATCTCTCGCACACAATGCAAGCACTCATCATGTCCCTCTGGGAACACCCTGTGTCTACCACAGTGACACTTTCTAGCAAGTTGTTTTTGCTGCGGTGTCATTATGGTCGGCGTTCTTGTGAGCGTAATGTCTTCCTTGGTTTGTATCAAGTTCCTGTTAATGTCATAGATTAGATGCTTGGCCTTTATGCCTACAATGTTTTCAACTTCTTCCTTACCGACTGCTATTATCTGTGGGTTTTTAGATAGGAGAGCGGACAGAGTGTGAGGAGAAGGTATTGACCTTACATTTTTCTTTTGTTGTAATAACTCAGCCATTCTTTCTTTAGTCGCTGGCCCAAACTCAAAAAGCAAATCAACTATAACTCTTCTAATTCTTTTATTATTCGCACTCATGTTATCAAGATAACGCAAGTGTTTATAAGTCATTCGTTCCCGCCCATAGACAGATACATAGAAGCATACACAAAGGAGTCATCACCATCGGCAGATGCATACCGCTCTTCTTCTTGTCTTACAGACCTCCAATACTCAAGTGCTTTGTTATCAAAATACATACACGCCCACACAAATAAGACTGCATACAGAGTCCAAAATATGCTGACTACTCCCATGGCCCCTTCTCCATCTTCTTTTTTATAAATTTGGGAAGTAGTGAACCTTCGTTAAGAAGTCTGACTTCGTTTCTCACCCGCCAATCATGCTTAAGAATGTGTTGCCAATAGTTATCGTCATGCTGAAACGGCAAAGGAACAATCGGCGCTTGCGACTTTTTTTTAGGCCAATTTATTCTTTGTCTTTTTGGTTCAACAACCGAAGATAAAATAGCATAAGCAATTTCACCCGGTAAATCTAAAATCCCATTTAACTTACGCCAACGCTTTGCCGGCATACCCCCTCTGTTTTCGCAAACAAAGGAGATTAGTAAAGGTATAGATGGTTTAGTATTGCATAGGTGTTCATACACTGCCCCTCTATCTTGCCACATAAATAGAGGCGTGATGTCTTTGAATGTATTACTCATCTGCTAACACCTTTGAAAACGGGTCATGCACATAGATGTAATTGTTAAGCCTTGTTAGTTGGTTACTACTCATACCCCACACGTCACGTACTGATGAGGGTTTGACCTCGTATCCGCCCGCATACCAGATGATACCACCGGGAGTTATGCAAGCCAGCAATCCGTCTACTCGCATAGCGAGGATTAATTTAGGCCAATCTTTCTCATAGATGGGCCGAGCATGAAGATAACGTCTAGGTCCACTGCGCCATGTTCTATCTTTCATAAATGTTCCACCGCCGTAAAGTCAGCATCTTGAATTAGGATTGGTTCTTTCAACGCAGCCATTCTCAATTCCACTTGGTCTAACAGTTCTGGGTGTTGTCCAAGGACATCTACCAACAGTCTGCTCATGTCGTTCATCTGCGCCTGTGCTAAAAGCAACTGAGAATCCACCCCTATTTCTTTCTTTAGATGACCAATTAGTTTTAGACTATTATTAGCCTGACCAATCAGTTTAGCCGCGTCCGCAACAAACTCAGAATTCATTCCTACGATTTCTTTCTGTTCTTCTAACTCATCAAGATAACCACGGATTCTATTCACGATGTCCTCCGCCGCGTCTAGAGTATCAATAGATTGAGAGCGCGCAGTCTCAATGTGAGTCGCTTCTTCTATGTCGTAGTTGATGTGGTTGTCCATGTGGTTCATCACTGTGCCTTCGGGCCAATTATATTTAACCTCAAGATAACCAGCACCGTACTCTTGATTGTGTATCGCTAACTCAAACTCTCTTTTCTTCGGGTGCGCGCACATCATGCAATCGCTGTCTAGAACCCAACGAAGAGTTTCTATGACAAACGCATCGCTCGTAGAAGCGAGCCTCTCTTGTATCTCTCGCTCACTCTTCATCTTCATACTTCCAAAAGTATTCCATCAGCGGTGGTCCTCTATATTGATTGCGTAATATTCTACCTATTTTCTTGTGACCTCTAAGACCCTGTGATAATTGCATAGTGGTCGGACACATTTTGTTAGTAAGTAGTTTCTCATGTGTTCTGTCTTGCCTACTTGTCTTAGTGACTAACGTAGCATTTTGAATTATTTCTTTTGCCGTAAAGGCAAAGCCCAAATTTTTTTCCAAAAATTTTTCAACAGACTTCATCCATATCTTCTTGCCGCCACTTAGTGTTCTTGCTCTAACCATTTTCACACCTACATCTTTCTACGAAGACGACTGCACCACGTTCGTAAGAGGACAATTCCTTCTGACATTCAAAACAAAGAATCACGTAACTCATATATCGTCACCCGCATCCGGTCCAAATCTGCACAAAACTCCTTTCCTACCTCGCCTACTTGTGTTTGGCTCGTACTCATAATACCACGACTGTCCTTCAAGGTTTTCCATAATCCACCGCTTGGCGGACTGATAATCGCCGTTTGTTATCATGCGAGAGACTTCCTTGACTACCTGCGACTTAGGTAGGTCCTGCTTCCAGAAAGTACTACGAATCAACTCCATGTCTTGGTCCATGACCGTTCTTCGCATAGCGAGAGAGTCATTTAAAAGTTGCTTCAAGCGGTCGTCCAATGTCACAAGCAGAGGCATGCCTCCGTGATAATCAGGCTGCATCATGTGATAACCGATAGCAAGACGGCGGAACAAGTCGCTCTCAAACGACCGAACAGTAGGATGGTCTAACCACTCACCTATGTCATCATCAAAGATAACTCCGGTGGGTGGGTTGGCAATCGCTGTCTCCATGCGGTTGCGAATCCAATTCTTCAACTCTATGCCTAGATTAGCCAACTCTACTCTCTCTTCGACATTCATGTTAGAAGCCCTGTGTTGCGCCTTCTTGTACTGTCGCTCTTTCTGCGGTGTCATATCAATGTCAATGATGAAGAACCTGCGGTCTAGACCTGAATCCAACTCGAACCTTGCGGGCTGAGTACCGGCCCATACTGTGTAGCGTGTGGTGTACTGCACCCAACCTGCTCTCATTGACTTCTGTACTCTACCGTTGTCTAGAGATGTAAGCAACTGGTTCTTCATGTCCATACTGTGGTCTTTCTTGGAAGCATCGGACATTGAGGAAAATTCCTCAAAGCCAAGAAAGCCACCGCACAATTCTCTAGCGAGGGGGCGACCCATGATATTGCCCTCTTCGTCTACGCTACCAAACATACCTGCCTCAGTCACAGAGTTAGGACCCATCATAGTACGGAAGCCCATACCCATATCTTGGTTAGGACTGTCTAGAAGACCGGCTCCTTCTGCTAGGAACATTAGTATTAGTATAGATTTACCGCTACCTTTTGGTCCTCTCAACATGATGTGAATGCGTGTATCTGCGAGGCGTGAGTGTGGTGTATATATCGGCAGATTGCCGTGTCTCAAAGGACAGTTGATGATTGTAAAGTCGTTCTCCTCATCAACCAACGGGCTGTCAGGGTCGAAGTCGCACCTACTGCACTTGTTGATAGCATTGAAGATGTGACCGCCGATACTGCATAGGAACACAGGTAGTTTGTCTGCGATGTCAATGTAGTAGTTGCGCTCTGCAAACTCTAGCGTCTTGTCGAATACATCAAATCCACTCATCCATGTATCCCCCTTGTAAATTGTCTAACACTCTCGCTTCCGTCAGTGTTTCTATGTCATGCAAAAGACTTTGAATCTTTTGTATTTGCTCCTTGCCATCATAACTAAACCAGATGTCATGCTCGTCCTGTAAATATGCTGACAGAGTGGCAGAAGACTTTTCATCAACAAAATTCTTCTTGTCTATACCACAATGAACAAGCAAGTTGCTCTTATTATTACCACAAAAAGAAGAGAACAAACTACAGAAGTGCCACGCGGGAACAACGGTAACTAAGTCTAGTTGATATTCGTCACCATATTGGTTCACAGCAAATGCATCATCATCATCTGCGTTGTTGTAATCCATGATAGCCAAGTCACTCGTATCTAAATTGATATAGGTCGCTCTGTCGTAACCCATAGATGCTTGTACTTGGTTTGCTGTCATGTAGATTAACTCGTTGACTCCAAACCCGGTCAAATGCTTGATAACATCTCTTACTACAGGATAGGTGTAAAGCCAAGTGTGGTCTGCCATATTGTTCTTGGGTGGGTTGTGGATGTGAGTTAGACGCAAGACCCAAACTCTCTTACCGGACTTGGTGAAAGTCTCGTACATTCTCCACTCTGGAAATGATGGCTCTGGGATGCTATTGTAAGCAGCCACATCAAACAACTTACTGAAAATACCAAGTACGGGTTTGCGAGAGCCGATGAGACCCATGCCTGTCTGAAACGAGGCAAAGCCCTTCTCGTTCTGATGGAAGACGATTAACTTGGTGTCTTCTACTACCGGCTCTGTATCGGTGTGCCACACGAAGTCCGTGTCAGTCTCTTGTCTGATGTTGTCCCAATTCATATCTCTAGCCCCCTGCTCTTTATCTCCTCGCGTATTATAGAAGGCACCCTCTTTCTGAGTCTGTGAGTCCTTAACTGCCCAGTATCGTCTAGCATATTATCTACTACGGTTGCCACTGGGACAGTATCGTATAGTTTCGCTCTATATGGGCTTCTAGTTTGACCTTGAACTTTTTCCTCACCGATGCACTCAAACAACGGGCTACATCTCATCAGCCCAGAAATCTGTTCGCTAGTCACAGTGAACTTAAATTTGTTACTTGCGTTGCCTTCGCTTGTAGGTCGGAAGTCATTATTGAGCCAATCCTTTATCTGTGCTGTGGTCTTTGGTCCTTCTTCTACTAGATGATTGTAGACCCTTGTAGCCATCTTTAAGTTAGAATTTCTTGGTTGTTTACGGTAGCCTGTCATATAATCACCTTATCATTCACACTTATAATGGTATCTATTTTTCTATTCCTTTTGTCACTCTCAGAATTAATGTTTCGGGGTACTGCTCTAATGTTTCCTATTTATTTTATTTCTTCATAGACATTTTTAGATTAGTTACTATCATAAACACTAATGAATCAAATAAAGAATTCACAAAAACGTGATACTGCACCCCATTAATTTATTTTGTATTGTTCTGAATCAATAAACTATTTTATCACTCGGTGGTCTGGTGTAGTTAATGAGGTTAAACATCCTCTCTTGTTCTAGTAGGTTGCGGTCAGAAAAAGACAGCGTGTTTGTCGGATGCTGCTGAGTGGCGCTGATAAGAACTGAGTCATATATGTCAATGGTTTTTTCTGAATTCATCTCACACAGTTTCCAGAACGATTCGTTGAACGCGCTAAAGTCAACTTTATTAATGTGTCGGTCAAATGTGAGTGGTTTATTTAGCATGAAAGTATATCCGGTGACGCTTTGATACCTGTGGCACACTGTGGTGCGATTTTTCTCTATTATTATCTCAAAAATAGCATTGTCTTTGCAAAAACACGCAATTTTGCACGGTGTGTCGCCCTTTACTTTATAAGTAGACTTCGCGTAGCCCATTTTTGTCAAATTTTCTTCTATTGGATTTAGTTTTACCCTATTTATTTCTGCTTCCGACCAAACATCAGGCATATCTACGACTGACCAATGGATTCCGTCTTCATCTCCACGAATTTTGACGCAATCTATGAAGGCATTTGGGTTATATTGGATAATTTTCGCTATCACATCACGAAATCGGAACGTTCCAACCGAGTCTTTCCACCACTTAGTGTAAGTTTTATAAGTCCAATCGCAAACGCCAGCGGCTCGCCACTGAGCCACGCCGCCTAGACTTTTTATTAGGTTGAAAATATGCTTATGTTTTCTAAAAACTATCAAATCTGAGGTGCTATGTAGGGCCAAAACTACCTCTGGTTGCATCACGACGTTGTTATGGTCGCTACGACTCACGGTCATAGCGTATTTTAACTCTAAGTCCTTAGCAAAAAACGATACAACCCTAGTCATCTTTCCTCTCCGCCTTGTTCTGTCTCACAACCGCACTCACATCAGCCATAGTCTGCTTAAAATCTAATAATGTCTCCCTCGGCACCTTCTGCTTAAACGTGTTTAGTGTCATGTACTTATAACTGTTTTCAACGAGCGCTCGCAAGCGATTTACTTTTACCTCATAACTAGGGTCATATACGCCGAAGTGCTTGATTCTTTCATGTACCGTTTCAAAATACCCGGTATATTTGGGGCTTACCTCAAACTTAGCAAAAAATTCGTCCAAATCCTCAAACATTTCATCTAATTCTTCGGTAGTCACAGCCCCTTCGTCTGCGTTTCTATACTCAACGTAGTCACTCATGGAAACCACCTGTCTAGAACGTTGAATGGGTCTAGAAGATTCGCCCTGTTTACATTGATGGCGTTCAGCGACATCAACTTTTCCAGATAGACGCAAGCGTCAAGTAACTCTTCCTGCAAATGCTGTAGCCATTCATCGTATGTTAGGTCAGTCCTCTCCATCGTGGTGTTGTATTTCTTCTCACCGACTTCGGCCCTCTGTCTTATTTTTACGATAACTCTTTCTTCTATCTCACTCATCATTCCACTCCACATCATAGCCATTACCATTTAGTTTTATCGAACCTTCAATATATCCTATCGTACCACAGTCACGACATCTTACCTCAAAGACTATAGTAGCCTCATCGTAGTCGTGTACACCGAGAATGTCATAGTCCACGTGTTCACACTCTTCTTCATAGTCTAACTCTGGTTGCGGTAAATCAACCATGTGATTGCCTTGCTTCCTCATATGTCATTCACCTCTCCTAGAACGTCTGCTATTCTATCTCTCGCTTCCTCTGCTTCAGCGAGGCACTCTTCTACCTCCGAAGCACATGGGATTGTAATGCCTGTGTTTGGGTGATGCGACTGAGCCTCATGTATAGCGTCTTGCGCTCTTTCCAGATAATCGCAGTATGCTTCTAATTCCTCTAATTGTGCCTCTAACTGCATTACTTTATCTGATAATGCACTCATATTAACAACCCCAAATCAAAGTGATGCTTCCAGAACATGATTGCTTCTTTCTTACACTGAGGGCAGATTAGAACCCCCTCGATGCCTGTGGATTCTAACATGACCCCCCCTTCTTGGCCGGTAGTATCGCAGAAGTAGCACTTCATTCTATAAGACCCCCAAGCGATTCTATCACGCCTTGTAGAGCCTCGATGTGTTCTGCTTGCGCTTGTATGATTGCATCCTTTTCTTTTAGCATATTAGTTATGTTGTCTAAGGCATTCGTTGATAGGTAATGTACTCTCATTTTTTCTGTCATTTCATTCATAGTATGTTCCCCCACTTCTTCAGCGCGTCCGTGTCTGTGACAGTGTATGATGCTACCTTGTAGGTAATGTCATTGTACGTCTTGACCTTGACTGCATAGGAATCTTTCTCTACGCCCTTCGCTCCGCGTAGCAGAACGCTGACGTGTCGCGCGTCAATGATGGAATTCTTAGTGATGTTCTTGTCTAACAGGGGTATAATCTGTTCCGCAATAATACCGTCTGGGTTGGCGAGAAGAACTTTGGCTATCGCTCTGCGTGCTGCTACTCGCCTCATTCTTCCTCATCCTCCACTTTCTTCTTAGGGTTTACCCAAGATGACAGGTGCGGCGGGTAGTTGCCCGAATAACCGGGGTACTTGAAGTCCTCCTGCTCCTGTATCCTCTCCATCAGTTTGGCATACTCTTCGTGGTACACACTGAAAATGGTACCCGAAGTCATGTGCAAATCGTAATAGACTTGGCCTAGTTGGTCGTGCATCTTCGTCATGGCAATGATTGAATCAATGTCCAATTTCGACAGCCCATGAGCCGTTTTTAGTAGTATCCAATTCTTCTTTTTCATGTTATCTTTTCCCCCCTGACGGGTAAACTAGCGTGTTGTTAGTAGTATTTAAGGATGTCGGTTGCGCGTTCGCAAGCGTCATAATCACTCTTCCGCCTCCATGATTTGCGCGAACCAATCCTGTATGAAGTGAATGTCATCCATCACTTCGTTGTACCATTCGGGATTCCAATCTGGGCCTCGCACGATGTAATCTCTGATACCATGTAGTGACTTCTTGATTCGCTCTATGTCACTCATGCCATCACCGCCGCACCTATCATTACTATTGCGCTAATAATACACACGATAGTTATTTTTATCATATTCTTAGTAGGCTCGCGCATCAGAATCCCTCCGACTTTTTCTTGTTAGTTTTAGCGTCATAGTATTCGGATGGGAATGCTTGTCCCTCACCGAGAAGATAGGTCTCCTTGTCCGTCAAAAACCAGTGGGCCATTAGCCTTCCGTCCACTTTGTCTTTGTAATTCGCAAAATGAGGATGGCACTTCAACACGCTAGTCAATGCTCTAACACCTTTCAGATAATGAAAAATCGGTCTGCCGTTTCTCATGGTCGCCTCGTACATCAACTCGTTCGTAGGTGCGCTTTCTTTGAGTATTAGATGTCTCGCTACCGCCGCCAAAACGCGATGGTGTTTTACCTTGATGTTAGTACCGGGTACCTTGACCCTCCTATCAGTCACTCCCATCTGGTAATCACCCCGTCTTGGACCAGTGCGTTATAATTCTCCATCCATGAGGCTAGTACGGTTGCCGCGCTTACGTTGATGTCGTCCTCTTCCATGTATCTTTCTAGGTAAGGTCTTGCACCATACATATTTACCGCGCCCGATTGTCTCAGGTTCTCTAGGTACTGGTAATACTCAGTCCACTCGGAGTTATAACTCATGCTATCCTCTCCCACCTAGAGAATCCACCTACGAATCCTCTGAAAACATACATGTGGTTAGGGTAACCCCACTCGTTCAAGTGTTCGGTAGGGATTTCGTGCTTCGTTGGCAGTTTCATCCTCTGTGCTTGTGTTAAATCTGACATTCACTCTTCCTCCTCGTTGCTTGCCTTCTGCTCGTTCTTTGCCTTTATCTGATGATACCGGCTGAGTCCCCCTTCTGTGTAGAAATCCTCTTTCCAACCCTTGTATGTGACTACATTCTCAGAATCCATAAGGTCGTCTTCTTCCTCTATCAATACCCAATGCTCACACATGTCGCGCTCAGTCATTGTAACCACATCGTACTGACCGTCGTTCCCGCGTAGCGTCCAAGTGTAAATACCAAAGTCTGATATTGCCACGTCCGTACATAGGACCTCTCGGTCATTATGCTTATTTCTGTACATTTTGTTAAGTCTTTCTCTTACCATATTATCACCTAATAGTCGCTTCTATTTAAACCCTGCTATCGTTCGTTCGCAAGCGTCAATATTGTCTTGCCCACATATCCTCCAACATTACCCATACGCCAAACAGAATTATTATTGCGACAAAAGTATCAACCATTGTGCTGCCACCATTCGTCGTTCGGGTCGAAGATAGGATTACTTCTCAACTTTACAAGCGCCTCTTCAAATCCACCCATACCAAAATACTCATAGATTGCTTTAAGTAATCCGGCGGACTGTCTATACATTCGTGCGGCGGCGTAAGGTGACTCCGGCATATCAACCAATTCTCCTTCTGCCACCGATTCAATAAAAGGAGTGAAGCCGAAGGCACATCGAATAACATCATCGTCACTCATCAAATTCTCATAGAAGTTTTGCCAATACTTGATAGGGTGATTAGTCCTCTCCCTTCTTTCGGCTTGGCTCATATTCTGATGTGGCTTTCGGCACTTCTCGCAATAGCCATTCAATTCCCACATCTCTCTAGTTTTACGGGGAAGTAAACCCATTTCGTCACGCCAATCACTCATCTATTCTTCCTCCGTAGCGTATATGTCGTCGTGCCGCAGGTATTCCCATCGAGCAGGGAGTACGTGACGCACGTTGCATCTGTCGCAACACACACCGTAAGCCATGCTAACGAGGGGGGCAGGGTTGTTGCCCCATTGATTCTCACATTTTACTCCACAGAGTACACAGGTTGGTTTTTCTTTTGTGCTAATATTACACACCCCCCATCCACCAATCAGGTGCAGGTGTGCCCTTGTTCCACTGAGCAAACTCTTTGCTGTGGTAGTAGCGCCTGTAAGCCTGTACTGCGTCATCGCCTGTAGCATGAGAAGCAAAGGCTAACTCAAAGGTGAATTCGTCGGGCATGCACAGAGCGTAAGGAGTTTGCGGGCCGTCCTCTATCATCTCTGAAAAGAAGGGGTCACATAGTTGTCTGATACCTGTCTCACAGAAGTGAACCTTACCGAACCTCTTGGTGTACTCTTTGCACAGAGCAAGAGCGTGAAGCATAGTCCAATGGTAGTTATCTTTGGATTGACCTACCCAGCGGGTCGCGGGATGGTTGTGGTAACCTCCCTTAAGTGGCGTACCCTTCTTAGTGAGTGGCATAACGTCAGGCGTAGCACCGTGGCGTATGACGGCAGAGCCTAATTGTTGATACAATTCGACTACCATTTTGGGTACGTGCTTGTCGCAGTACATTTGTGCTGCTACTTCTGGGTTTTCGTCTAGTACAAATATGTTCATATTACCACCTGCTATTACCTAGTATATAATTACTCCTATTCCTCGTTCACAAGCGTCGATTCTTCCTCCGCGTAGCATTGCGCGTATTGTCCCTTCCACTTGTTATTCACTGCGCTCATGCATCGCCTCATAGTATCGTCATTCGGGTCATCGAGATAAAGGGCGGTATCGCTTCCACAATTCGAGCAAGTTACTTTTGGTGTTATAATTCCACCCCGTATTCTTTTGCTAACTCGCCGGTCATTATCAAGCGTATTGCTTCGCCCACATCTTGCAAGTCACGGCACATCACGACATCCATCTCCATCGGGATGTCGCCATCATAGAAGGGACAAACCTCGTACTTGATGGTGTCGCACCACGTTCTATTGACTACGCTGTAACCCCATCCGGTTTCGGGAACGTACCTCTCCAATCCTAGATTTCCAAACTCCATCTCCCACAGTGCCTTTACGCTCTCCTGCCTGTCTTTGATTTTATCTTTACTGTTAAAGTTGCTGTTCATTCAATCACCCCTCGTCCGGTTCGTATGTGCCATAATTAGGGTCAAGTCTTCGCTCTTCTCGCTCATCCTCATCACGCCACTCTTGCCATACAGAAGCCACCGCTAGAGCCAATTCGTCAAGCGGTACGGGTATTTCATGCTCGTCCCAAAATTCGTACCAGCCCTCACGCTCTAATTGGTCTATGGCTTCGTTCCACATGGTGCGGAATTCGGTCCCGGCCTTTATCGTTTCATTCGCTATTTTTCTTAGATTATCATTCATTTTCATGCTTTCCTCTCCTTCTATGAAGTGCCACGGTGACAAAGTTGTGTTCGAAACTCACTCTTGCGGATTCGAAACTATGTTAGTATTTTTGCCATAAAATAAACTAGATTGATTGTAAAGAATCTCGTAGTCGCAAGTCGCGAAGAAGACATTCACCTCACCACTCTCCTCTGTTTGTGAGGAGTAGTGAAGTCGGGAAATCCTCGGTCGTTACGAATTCCAACACCGCAGTAGCCAAGCCGCTGTCTATGTTTTCCTTACCGAAGCCTCTGTTCTCTACGTTGGCGATGATTTCCTTCAACGTCTTGAGGTTGAGGACACAGGAGAATTCTTTTAGTTTCATATTCATGCCACCAGTATCTTCTCGTATGCCTGTGCCTTCATCCTTGCGCCGGGTCCCATGACCGCAGACTCTACCCTCTTCTCGTTAGGGACTAGGAGTTTGCCTTCCTTGTCCATAGTCCAGCGGTGGTCTAGGTACTCGGTGACTGCGCTGTAGGCTTGGAATTTTGTACCTCCCATGTTGCCGACTGTGTTAGTGGTTGAGTTTTCTAACTCCATGAGTACGTCTATAGTGTTGTTAGCGCGAGTACCAAGCCCGAAGGGGTTGTTTGGGTCGTAGTCCTTGCCGCCCTTTAGCATGGTCTCGTTCTGTGATAGTCCGAGAACGTCTATGTAGTACTCTACACGGTCGCCCATGTCCATGCTTTGATTGATTAGCATTGCTTGCTCTTCTACGAATGCGTGTGACAGGTCGTTGATGATACCTAGGTTCATCTTCAAGTCCTCTAGTCGCAAGTCCATGAGCGCCGAGTGGCGGATGGATAGTTTGCGGGGGTTGATGCCGTTTCGCACTAGGAATGAGTGGAGCATGGCACCCTGATTCGCGCAGAATAGTCTGACCGGAGAGGGGAACAACTTGAGACCCATCGAACCGTCGTGGCTAGATAGTAGGTACCAATAGATGTCGTACTCTTCCTGCTCGCTACCGTTAGCGAATGATAGACCCTCCGGGTTGCGGAAGGACATGAATATCTGTCTGCCGTTGTCTACTGCTCCTATGCGGTCAATCTGTGCGCCGGTGTCTTTGCACAACTCTTCAAACAGGTTAATCACTTGAATATTCTGGAAAGTCTCGTACTTCTTAGACACTACACCTAGTGGTTGGTTTGTGTCTGTCCTAGTCACGACTCTGTGTCCGCCGGGAAGTTTGTTACCCGTGTGGTCGTACAGGTGCCTCTTCTCGACTGTGAAGTCTAGCCCTGCGTTTTTGAGAATCTCCCTTCCGGTGGTTCCCTCTGCTTCCTGCCCTATGCGGTTGAAAGCGCTGATTATTGTTTGGTTCAGTCCAACTGTTTCTGCCATATTATCACCTTGTTTCATCTAGTACTTATATCTTTTCATCACTCGTTCGCAAGCGTCGCTTTCGCTCTTGCCATGTTCGCCTTCTCCTTGTGGTTGATGAAATCGTATTGGTCTTCAAAGTCTCCCTCTGCTTCTTTGAATGCCTCCTCAAACCGCTCCATAGACTCTTTTCTAGGGTCTATTTCTAGCGGCGCCTCTAAGAGGCCGCCGTGGTGGAGAGCATCGGTTGCGTCATCTATGAACGGTTGCCTCTCAAAGTACATCCACATGTCAACGAGAGCCTCGGTAATCATTATCTCGCCTGTCTCGTAATCGTAAGTCGCATACTGCACCTCGTCCCAATGCTGGACGTGGGTGAGATTAAGTTTGCTGTTGCCAATCTTAGTCTTCTTCTCGTATCTTGCGGCACAGCAGTGGCATATCCCGGCACCGTTGGCGCTGAGTACTGCCACCTTCTTCGACCTGTCGTGAGTTATGAAAACCGCCGGCTTGATGAGTTTGGTAACTCCATTCTCTGGGTCTGCCTCTCTGACAACGGAGGCATAGTGTACCCACCCATCGTCACACTGGTCGCATCGGTGCGCTCTTGTTTTCGACATGTTCAAAGACTCTCCTCTATGTTCTTCCTTCTCTTCTTCTCTATCAACGCGCATAGTAAATGCTCTATCTCGTAAGAGGCCCCGGTGTTTATGGTAACCCACATTTCTTCGGGTATGTGTGGCCTCGCAAACTCTAGCGCTTCGTGCGCTGTTCGTATCAACTTTATCGCCTTGTCTAAATCTTGTACCGTTGTCATCTTCTCTATCTCCTATAATATTGCTATATTTGCTGACCTATATTAACTGTTCTATCACACCTTCGCAAGCGTCATCTTGACTTCCCCATTCTCGTCAATTTGTACACCTGTCCAAACCATGTCATTCTTGATACCCTCTAGGCTCATCTCATGCATCTTCTTTTCAAAGCAGTGGGGGCACTCAATCTTGATGCGCTCTTCTGCCACCGAGTCATAGATGTAGTGCCTGAATTGCCCGTCGTTGCAGGTGCATTTCTTGAAAAATCCGTAGAAGTCGCGGGTTACGTCGTACTTCTCAAAGTACCCTCCGGTATCAATGTACTCCGACCATACCCATATGTCTTTATCCATGATGTACTTGAAGGTGATGGACTCCATTAGCCAGTCTTGCCACCAAGATTGGCTTGCCCTCTCTCCGTATTCCTCTTGGAAATCCTCGTAGGTTAGGAAATTCTTCACTCAATCACCTCTAGGTTCATGTATCGGAAACCGTGAATACCATCGGTGAAGGGGTCGGAATTCCAATCCCCGCCAAACCTCTCATGGTCGGGTTCTACCCACTCGTTACCCCACTTGTTAAGCGTTCTTTCTCCGCCCTCAAGGAATTCTGCACGGGGGCAAATGTGCGCCTTCTCGTCATATCTTGGGTTGGGTGGGGAATAGTGGATAACTCCCTTCTCTTTAAGGGTCGTAATTAGAGCGCGTACCTGTCTCATGGGGAGGCTCTCATATCCTACGCCGACCCACATTGTGAAGCCGTAGCCGTCGCTTGAATGGTCGCTGTGCGCAATGTCCGTTAGGAGTTGCTTTTCTAGTTTGGTTATTTTTACTACCATGATTCACCCTATACTCACTACTATATTAAATGTACTATCACGCGCTCGCAAGCGTCAAAACCGTAAGACTTATATATGGATTGTTCGCGTTATTTTTGTCCTAATCATAAGGGCTGTCAGTATATAGTCATTTCGATTTTACTTTTGCAAGCGTCAAAAAAACCTTATGCAAATTTCAGCAGCAAAATTTTACTTTTGCCACAAAAAAATGTCAATAAAAAATAACATGGCGTTAGGCGTCCATGTCATCACCTCCATTTATTTTTAAGTTAGAAAAAGTTGGGGTGAGTCAAGCCCCGGAAGTGATGCAAGAACGGAAACCGGCGGTGACTCAAGCCGCCGGTTTTGAGTTGGGTGGGGTGCGGGTAAGGCAAAGAAAACAACGAACTAAGAAAAAAAACAATACCTGTCCCGCTAAACGTCCTTAACATGCTATGCCTGATTAAGGAACGACCCCCATTTCCCACTCTAGTTATTCACCTCCTCGTAAACCTCATCAAATTGTGTATGATTGTTCAACTCAAAAAGGAGCCAATCACAGTACTCTCTTAGGGTGTTGAATTCTGTGTACTCCCACTCTTCAAAGTGTGGCGACCATCGGCGGATTATCTTCTTCATTCGACAACCTCCCCGTTATTTTTTAGGTACCTGAAATTGAATTTGGGCTTCTTCTTGACCTTCTTTGTTGATAGCACGAATTCCCAGAAATCATCGAACATTTCATGCGAGGAGTCCATGAGGTCACCGTGAACGGTGATTGTTATTTGCGTTTCTTTTACCATAATTAATCACCAATCCATCACGATTATTCTGTGGTTTGACCATCCTACTTCGTCAACCTGTATGACTGTCGTGTAAAATTCTAGGTTCTCGTCTTCGTCAAGCCCGTATGCCTCGCGGCACTCTGCTTCGTTTGCGTACTCTGTCCACTCACAGCAAATCCCGATTACATCGAGTTCCAATTCTTTGCCGGTGTCTCTCTCCCAATCGGTCAGGTGTCTAAAGAGTGCCCTTCGCCCGTTGAAGGTGAAATTGTCCTCTCTACCCCTGCGTTCAAAGGCTTCTATAAATTCGTTCTCCGTTACTGTCTGCTTCATATCTTGTCCTCTCCTTGCTACTATATTAAATGTTTCATCGCTCGTTTGCAAGCGTCGTTTTCTCCTTCCGCGTTCACTTTACGCGGTATTCTCCCGACTTGACTTTCTCGCGCACGTCTTTGATTGAATACTCGTTTAGGAATTGGAGTAAATATCGGTTAGTGGTGGCCGAGTACATATCCCAATAGGGGTCAAAAAGCGTAACCTCTCCGTCAAAAGTGACGTGGGCAATGCTTGACCCGTAGGACTTGAACAGTCTGCCGTTGTCCTGAAAGAAAACCCATTGGTCTCTTGCCGCGTTCCCGCCGGGGGTTATTAGCGCTCTCATTCTGAGACCCCCGCATTGACTGCCTCCACCCATCGGAGAGTTTCGCGGTTCGTCAGCATGTAGGAGATGGTTAAAGTCCACTCCGCGAGCGTGTCACTGAAACCGGACAACTGTTGAGTCTCTATCGCTTCGGCCATCTCTCTGCGGCTCATCCGGCCGCGGTGGTGGTCTTCGGCCTCGGTCTCGCAGAGGAAGTTAAGCGCGGCAACCTTAGACGCGAACACAACTTCTCCCCACGCCCCGGAGGATAGGACGAACACCTTTTTCATTCGCTCGCCTCCTTTGCCTTGAGGTCTCTGAGTTGTCTTCTGAAACTGCCCATCGTGCCGGGGCCGTTGGTGAGCCAACCGGTGATTTGGTAGCCTCTCCACACTTCGTATGCGTCGGGGTTGTCGTCCTGCTCAAATAGCGCCGCGTTCTTCTCTGCGGCTGTCCTTAGCAGTAACTTGATTGCCGTCCTTCTGTTGTCCGCAATCAGGTTAATGAGGTTTATCGCCTCGGCTATTTGGTTACCTTGTATGTTCAAAATATCTTCTAGGTTCGCTTTCATGTTTTCGTTCTCCTTTGGTTCTAAACTGTCCTGTTTGTCCTAGTTATTAAGGGTTGTGATTCCGCGTTTGCAAGCGTCGCGTTCATCTTTGCGACCTCTTCATTTCGGCGGTCAAGAATTCTCCTCCAATCGGCGCGCGCCTCTTGCATTTCTTTTATCACAATAGCAACTTCACCCATTCAAGCGCACCCCCCGCATATTAGCCGGGCGTCCTGCTTGTCTTGGACTAGGTCGGCCCGGTGGATTCGGACGGCCTCGCGGGCTGGCATCTCTTTGGAGCAACCGCCGCACTTGCCGCGAATGCTTCTTAGAATCGCCTTGCCCATGATGCCCGGAGGTACTGCGAACCCGGCCCATGAAATTTCAGGCTTCTTTATGGCCTCCTTGTGAATCTTGCGAATTTTGATATTCTGGGCATCCTTGCGGAGTGTGGGCTTTGCCTTCTTGCAGGTGAGCGCGTGAGGGCTTCTGTACATGGTGCCGCAGCACTTGCGGCGCTTGGTGCGTCCGTTCTTGTCTCCGGTGCGGGCCTTGCTGTCACCCTTGCCGGCCTTGCCTCCCTTCTTGCCTAGTGCCGCCATCGTCGGGCACTTCTCGCCGGGCAGGTGAATGGCGCCGTTGCACGCCTTCATTCTGCATTTCTTGCCGCCGCTCTCTTTGATAAGCCTCTTTTCCATCTGGGCCGCTCGCCTCTTGAGTCGGTGTTGAAGTTTCTTGCGTATCCTGTCGCGGTCTGAGATGCCGTTTTTGAATGGGCTGAGTGACTTGAAATCGAAGCACCACGCGGACGGCTCGCCCCAGCCCTTATCTTTGGCCTCTTCTGCGGGGTCGTAATATGGTTGGTCAAGGATTATTTTTAACTCGTCTAGGGTGATTGATTGCCAGCGCCCGAACTCGTCATATCCGCCAATGGCACGCACTCGGCCCCAGACTTGATGATTATTGTTCGCGCAGGTGTAACAAAATTCTTTCTCTTTGCAACCGTAATGCGGATGCTCACATGAGGCCGGGTCGCTGTTCTCAAAGACTCGCTCTCTTGCCTCTATTATTTCCGCTTCCGGCATGTCTCCGCACATACAACCGAGGCTCTCGGCGTGGGTCAATTTGGACCGGGCCTCTCTGAATTCGGCCCACACCTTAGCGTGTTCTGTGGTTATCGGCTGTCTGCCTATCATCAAATTGAGCAGGGCCGGGTTTGCTTATGAACCTGCCGGTTAGAGGCAAAATTCACAACCATTATATACTTGGTTGCGCTCTCGTTTGGGATTTGTGCGGGGCGGGCCAAACCGAAACGGTTATAAGGGTGCATGGGATTTTTTTGACCCCAAATGTTATATACTCGGTGTAAAATTTACATCGCCGCAGTACAACGTTTTTCACAAAACGCCGATTTCACCCTTTGAGGCCGGCCTAGAAGCGAATTTAGGGCGACTTGCTCGCAGTACAACGGTTTTTGTCTCGGAAAACTTTATCTCTAGAAATCTCATGCACGCCTTATAATGTTTACTGTCACTCTCGCACTAGGTGCAAAAAGTAAACTTGCCGGCCAAGGGCGGTCGGTCTATAAAGGTTATGTTAGTATATATAGTGGTGTAAAAAATGCACTTAGTGAAAGATAGGTTTAAGTGCATAGGCCCCCCTCAAGGGATATGAACACAGACGCGCAACACCGCCGACTTACTAGGATAGCCCTAGAGGCCGCGAGGATGGACGGTAGCCCCACCGGGTCAAATTTCCGTGATTACCTCGGCAACTTCGACCACATCGAATTCAAGAAGAGCGAGGCCGGCGATTATCGAGCCGTGATTCTAGGGGCTGAAATATCACTAGGTAATGTGATTATTGAGGACGCCGTGAGAGTCCACAAGCGCCCCCGATGGACAATTTACGTCCGCCCGGAAACCTGCAAGAACCGAATAAACCATTTCGACCCCATCCGAACGGAGGCCGGCGGCATGCCGCCCATCAGCAAGACGCTAAGAGAGGCGAAGGAGTATCTTTTCGACTACCTCAGAAATTCGGACGGCTCAGAAATTTGGTATTGGTGAGACTTTCAGAGGCCAAAGTATATAAGGGGGTTAGTTTCGGGTAGGATTTCACGGGGGCGGCGACTTGGTGTTTTTTCTGCACCTATGGGGATGTTGGATACTAGGTGTAAAAAATACACTTAGTATATAAATAATTAATACCTTATAGTCTTTTCGCAAAGATTATATACCCCCCAAAATACTTGGCGCCTATGTCCGGCCCTGTCTATCTATTGACAACCTAGTATATAATCTTTCCTCGCAAGCGTCTGATTATCCTTAAGCCCGTCCGCCCCGCATGCCCGATGCGAAACCTAGTATATATACTTTGCTCGCACATGTACCCGAAAAGTATATAAGCCCCCTAACCTCGAAAACATAGTATATAACCTTATCGAAAGACTTATAACCTAAAAAAAGGGGTATATAAACTTATCGAAAACCTTATATATGCTTAAAAAACCTTATAAACCTTGCGAAAACCTTATATACCCTAAAAAAACCATATATAAACTTATCGAAAAGACTATATACTCTCTCTCTCTTATATAACGCTTTTGGCGCGCGCGCCGCGCGTCCGGCCCGCTTATACATATGGCTGACAGCCTATAAAGGTTCCGAAATCGGCTTTCAGGATTCAAAAATCGGAAGCCTTAAGTAGTGACCCCCCCTAAGAGGGCCATGAACAACCACGCGAGAACCATACTGACGAGCCTACACATCTGCGACGAGATAGACGGGGTGCCTCACTTCATACCCTGCATGGTGACGGAGAACGTCGCCGGGTACACCCCTATGGGGAAGCCACAGAACGGCATGATGGGACCGAGGACCATTGATGACCCTATGCCGTGGTACTGGGGCAACACCGACGCCGAGTGCCAAGCGTTATGCGACTCCTACAACCGCGAACACTTCGGGATTGAGCCGAAAGAGGCCATGCTCATCGTCGCCTCTAGCATGAGGGCGCAGAACCTCGGCTGGAACTAGCCGAGTTCACACCTAGTGCAGTTTTTACACCGATTCACAACCCGCCGGGGGTGTCATGCCAGCCCCCGGTGAGGCACACCTAGTATATAGTCTTTCTCTCTCTCTTTTCTCTCTCTCTCTAAAAAAGGGGGGCCTATACTATACAGCACCGCACCGCACCCGTTTATCCATCACACAGACAGTATATAGTCTTTCCCAAGTGCTATCCTCGCTCGGCTTCGCCTCGCTCGGCGCCCATGTACCTACGGGCTGTAGGCTTATAATCATTACGAATTTTTCGCTTTAGCGACAACCTTAAGTAGGTACCCCCCCTACCATCATTTGTAAGAAGCAGAGGGGAGCCGACCCCCCCTATGACGCGGACTGAACCGCCGTGAGCGGGGTAAGCGTGGAAACCGTGTTGGCGGAGGCAACAAACAATGGACAATGGAACACACTACACAGAAAGACTAACAGCAAAGCAGATTGAGAATATCAGAACCACAGACAGCCTACAGGCAAGACACCTCAACGAATTCGGATACCCATCCAAGGATTCCGGTTACTCGTTCGTAGGTTACTTCACCCACAACGGCATCAAGGCTTCGTGGTACCTATTCAAGCACTGGCTGTGACCGATTAGCAATCGCTCGATATTGACTTAACCTAGACTGCGGGACTCGGAGTCCCGTCCGGCCCCCCTGAGATGCCATAGGGGGGGCTGGGCTATCCTCTTTTTCTCTCTCTTTTTTTCTCTCTCTCTCTTTTTTAGGTCAATTATCCTAGATTTTCGCCGGGTGCCGGCCCGTGTCTGAGACTGCATGTCAGCCTATAAACATTATTATTGGGGGGCCGCCGGTCGCCGCCGCGCAAACCCATGATGAGATGGGATGCAGGCTTATAGTCTTGACTATACGTCATTCACGAATAGGGGCCGCCGGCCTACGGCTGGGACGCGAGTGCAGCCTATAATACTTCCGCGTCCGCTACCCCCCCAAAATGGGCAAAAAACAGGAAAAAACACCATTCGGCGGGGGTCAGGCCCCTGCGCCGGCAAGAGACCTAGTATATAGTCTTGCGGTGCCCCTGAGCGGGAATCATTATAGGCTGAGGCTACAGTCGGGAAATTATGGATAGCGATGTAGCGAACCCAAGAAACAACGACGAAAGCGACGACGACTGCACTTGGTTCTGTGCCGGATGCGACGAGTGCGGAAACCCAGAGGTGGCATGAATGCCAAGAATGCCTAGATTGGTGTTCACCCACGTTCAGAGCGGTGGCAGCGAGATATTCTTCGCCAAGCCAATCGGCTCCCTCGATAACTACGGCCACGAAATCCTGAGACTATGCCCTACGGTCATGGTCGGAATAGGGGCTAGGGTAGTCAATTGGGCTACCAGAACGAGGAGTGCCCCCTGCCTTGCCTTGAAGGTCAAGGCGGGAGGATTCGTGGGGAACACATGGACACTGGCCTTTGAGGTCGATTGGGAGGAGGTGATTGCGTGAACGCCTTCGGCAAGATTATCGTCGCTGTGGTGTCAGTATTCGCCAAGCCTACCCCTGAGAACGGCCTAGAGGTGTCCTTCGTGGGGTCGGAGGTCAACCTGTTCTCACATGGTCGAATAGGCCACGACGCCACCTATAGAGCGGCAGTAGATTGGGCCTCTAGGGTAGCCAAGATGAAGGAAGACAGATACGGAGGTTCAGAGGTCTGTCAGGTATCCTACTCAGTCGAAACATTCGGCTCCCTTGAGGACATCGAAATCGGAACCGAGGAGTACATGATAGAGGCATCAGAGAGGGCTACAGAGGGGGGTGATTCTGCCTGAACCCCCTCGACCACCTAGAATCAAAAAGCGTCGATTCTACAGCACTTAGAGGGGTCAGAAATACCCTTTCCGTTGATGGGTCGGCCTAAAAATTCCACAACTTTCGCCAAAAACCACCTCTTATGGGGGTGGCAACACCGCTAACCATCACGCTTAATTTTTGAAATTTTTTTCAAATTTTTATTTGTGGCTGTAGCACTCTTTCTTTTGCCACTTATGGGGTCGGTGTACCAAACCCTAGGGTTACCCTTCCAATTGCCGCCGTGAAACTCATACTCGCTTTCCAGCGGGACATTCCAGTTGCGTTCCCACGTCTTCAAGCCCTTGCCCTGTTCGTACTTTTTGCCACTAGTCACAACCCCGTCCTTCTCGTACTTCCTAAGAATAGCACCGGCACTATAGCCATTCAACTGCGTCCAATGCTTGCTGATATGATGATTAGCCAAATCTGCAATCTCTATGCTAGTTAGGGGCTGTTCGGCCCAATGGCTACACAAGACTTTCTCGATTGCCAATGCATAGACCTTTCTTCTTGGCATGGGTCCGTGCCTACGCCCATCCGGGTTTTGGCGCTTAAACTTTTTTCCTGTCACTTTGCTTCTATCTTTTGTTGGGTCATTTCTCGCTTTCACTTTATCCTCTCCTTATCACTCTTCCTCCTAAGCCGGTTGTATCTGTTCTCTGAATACCCGTCCTAGAAGCACCTCCTGTCCACTCACTCTTTTTCATTGTACCCATAACTACGGGATAGTCAGGAGTACGATGTGTAAATTGGTCTAATGCGTGGGCCAGCGCCATAGCACAGTCGTTGTGACGACCCAAATCCACTATATCACCCTCCCTCCACGCATGACTCTCTAGTTCTTCTAATACTATATTAACTTGTTGCCTTGTTGCATCATCACCATAGGGAAAGCAGACTAACTCGCGCTCAAACCACACTCTCATTCTATTGAGAAGACCTTGCTTTAGCGTTTTGTTGCTTACCTTACTTTGCTTGTAATCTATCACAGCGCCCTTCTGTGCCAACAAACTCTCGTACATTTGCTGAAACCCTACAGCCTCAACCGCAAACGCAGGTGTACCATACCTCTTGCTCCACTCTATCATCATATCTGCTTGCTTCGCAGGAGGAAAGTCATTCCTACGCCAAACGTCAACGAGATGTATATACCCGTCACTATCTTGTTTAAGACATATCATAACAGAGTAGTCCTGCCCCAACCCATGTGCTGGGTCAAAACCAATCACGTATTTACAGTCATCAAACTTTTCCTTAGTTAATAGTGAATCCATATCTAGATTCTTTCGTGTAAGTGCGCGCGGATACACGCTGGCCTCGTCATCAATCACCTTACACAAATACTCCTGTATAAAAGACAACTCTCCCATGGCCTCTTTCTGCTCTAACAAGAACTCAAGAGGGCGAAACTCAGGCCACAACTCCTGCGGCGCTATAGTCGGGTCGGCCTTGTACTCCTCCCAATTCGGGATGCTAGACCAAATACCAGACTTCCAAGCATCGTTGTGTAACATTTCGGTGTGATATAGGTCAGTCATGGACAGCGGCGTACCTACGCAGTATATCGAAGTACCCGGACTCAACATAGGGGTTACCTTCTTTCTAAACCAATTTCTAAGATTCGTCCAATCCATTTCACCAGAATCGTCAATCACGTCATCAAAGGCAATACAAGCAGGATGCTCGCCACGAATAGCAGCCCCCACGCTAGTAGCCCTTATCCATGCTCCGTTAGTAAAGTGCAACTCTAACTTGTTGCCCTTCTTTTTACTTAAGAACCTAGACAATTGCGGGTGCCTCTTCATATCCTCTCTTATCTCTTCAAGCCTCCGAGTAGCCAAATCCTTGCTTGCAGAAAACAGCCAGCAGGTAAACGGCTTGTCACGCCACTTCTCAAACAACGCGCAGTGCAATAGTTTTACCCTAAGAGTAGTTGACTTACTATGGTCTCTAGGCGCAATCACACACACTCTATGAACCTGAGCGCCATCGCGCTCGCCATACATATCCATCCACTCGCCAATATGCTCTCCCCAAGTGTAGCCTAACCAACGGTAGAAATAGGACACATCGTTGCGTGACCTTTCCATCGAGAAGTCAAGATTAAAACTACTCATTATCTCACCGAGGTTTTCCAAAGAATGAGAAAGCCTATAATATATATAACAATACCTTCAACCATTATATCACCGGAGCAAACAGGTTTCCAACCAGCCCTAACTTCTCATCAATCATATGAGCGCATAAACCGGGTCTAGACAGGACATAACCCTTCCTGTAGTGCCATCTGTCGTCACCTGCTAAAGAAGGCAACTGCACAACCATAGCCCCGCCCTTTTCTATTACAGACTGATGGTGCAGATGACCGTGGAACCATATCTTGTTCTCACAGGAACCCCACTCTTGCCATGCCTCCTTAGCCATAAGAGAGGGTAAATCCATACCCTTTACACCATCGCCGTGAGTAAACCCAAACAGCGTGTTGCCGTAGGAGACATACTGACGTAGTTTAGGGTCAACAACTACATTTACATCGTCAACCTCTTCGTAGATGGCTTTTAGATACATCATCAAAGCAAGAGCAAGATGCCTGTCGTGATTACCGCGCATGAAAATAACCTCTACAGGAGAAACCATACGCAGTAACTCTATATGCTCGCGCGCCAACTCACAACCGTCCATAAAGATTTGACTAGGGCTTGTAGACATATCCTGTGGAGTACCGCTGGTAGTCATACCTTGTTCATTGTCAATGTGAAACCAATCAGACCCCGTAGCCAAGAATATCTTGTCAGGACGACCCGGCATACGAGATATGAGGTTTTCAGTCCTGTCCATCAAACGCCCTTTGGCCTCTTCTGTATCGTACTTGTTACCTGTTTCGTCAACCCAGCAAGAAGAGCCATAGTGCAAGTCAGTAGGAGAAAGAACAATTGCATATGGGTTAGTTTCACCCATTTTAATCTTAGGTGCCTTTTTTCTCGGTAAACAACCTTCGCCAAGAGAATCTTTGAAATCCTTGTAGAATGCCTCGTCAAGATTACGCCACTTATGAGCGGCTTTAGCCATAGCATTGTAATGCGCTCTTTGTGACCTCTTGATAGCCGAGTTTCTCTTTAACTCTAGATAGTCTACTACTAACTCATCCTCAGTCTTGTTTATAATTTCCTCATCAGTATAAGGACTCATAGGATGTCGCCAATTATGGGCTTTGACGTAATCCTGCATCCACAGTATAGGAAATTCATACTCGGTTGCCATATCAGCAACAGTAAGCCTTCCGCCTTCATTAGAGTAGTGCTTTTTCATCTTACGATGTGTGTTGCCATCTACTTCGATAATTTGATTAGCCTGCGGTATAAACGTAAGGTATATATCCTTCTCATCATCATAATAAGTCTTCATCCCCTTTGGTGGCTCTATAGCATACTCACTCTTAATCTCGTCTGGTACATGCGTAGCAAAAGTCGGGTCGTTTTTCTTACTCTTTTTTCCGTTAAACACAGTGTAGGTTATCTGCCCACCCTTTTTCTTCCATCTAAAGATTGCATTGCGCCACCCGTCAACGCTTCGTGTAGGTTCAAGTTCATGTAGGAATCTAGCAAAATGACTCTCGCTTTCAAATTCCATTTCCTTAGCATACTTCGTAATTAGGTCTTCTCCGCCGAGCATCTTAACTCGACCGGAATAGTTTCGCCCCCCTGCGGCCATTAAACTAATCGAAGAGTGGGGGATATATAACCGTTGCGGTGAGCAGTATTAGTTTTATTCATTTTGCTGATTACCAAAAAAATAAACCGCTATACTGCAAGCATACTTTCTAATTCTTTTTTTGTTTCAATAGTGTTTTTAGATGGGGGCCGGCTCTTCCCACTACTTGTTAAGATAACTTATAGAGAAGTAATAGTAATTATGAAACATGTTATAGAAAGAATTAAACAAATAGAAATAAATAGCGCAGTAGCACGTTTTATTTTTTCAGTAAATAACGGAAAAAAAAGAAAAATATAGGGAAAAGGTTAATAAACAGTCGTATTTAGGTATAAACATGGCCGAGCGTAAGTGGTATCAGTTTTGGGCCTCGACAAACGAGGAAACTCCACAACTAAATAAGAGAGTAGGTATGAAAAAAGAAGGATTTAAGGCAGTGGCAGGCATTCCAGACCTTGTAAGAGACACGGAGAGGCTCAACAAGGACAGTAATTATGACAACGAGTTTGACATGTATGACCTTATGCTCAAACTAGACCCCGAACTAAACGGTGCAGTTCGCGCAGTCAGCCTCACGGCCAACAATTACGAGATAAACTACAACAAGGGAAAAAACGCTACTATCAGAAACGCTATACGTGAGTTGGTCGAGGACACGCTAGACTTCGATGACATTCTGATTACCGCTCTCAGAAACTTGATGGTCTACGGAAACGACATCAACAAGATAGTAGGAAAGCAGGCAGAAGGAATTACCGCTCTACAAAGCCTACCCGTCAAGCAAATCACCATCGTTGATGAACGAGGCGGGCTTGATAGCACTTTTGATGCTACCGAAGACAACCCAATCACTAGAGCAACTAAGTATCTATTACGCGAAATGAAACTTAATACGCGCGAGATACCTGCCAGCGAAATTCTACACATCCGCGTAGACTATCGAAGCAATTGGTTTGTGGACAACAAGGGTAGAAAGACCTACGGCGTCTGGGGCGCATCCCGATTTTCCGCGCTCAAGCAAGCAATCCGCATGAAGTACAACAGTCTAAACAACCGCCTATCTTTAGAAGACAGCATGACCAAGCAGTACATCACTATTGACAAGTCTGCTATAGAACACATTCAAGACCCCGCCGAGCAAAGTGAAAGATTAAATCACATTATGGGTGAAGTTATCAAACTATTCGAGGGACTACGAGGCGACCAAATACCTGTGCTGCCACACTACGTTGACTTGCACCACGTAAATCTAGAGAACAGCCTACCTAACAGTGGCGACTTCTTGGATGCTATAAACGCAGATATAGCAGCCGTGCTACAGGTGCCTAGAGTGGCCGCAGGGCAGGAAAGGGGTAGCACATTCGCCGCAACTTTCAACGCTAACCTATGGGCCGTACAAGCCATCAGCCGAATGCACAGTATCTTAGCCGCGCATTGTATGGATTTATTTTCTATACACTTGAATCTTTTGGGGATAGAGCATAAAAAGGCAGACTTGCCTACAATTCGCTTTGACGCTATGGATAGTGAAACCCCACTTAACGTCATGCAAAGAGTCACTATGGGATACGACGCAGGCATTCTAACACTCAATCAAGCACTTGATATTCTAAACCTTCCAGACGCACCAGAGGGAAATGAAAGAAAAGATGAAACTCCGACCAATACTACTCCCGAAGGAGTAGATACTGAGTTGCCGCGCGAAAACTCACAACCGGGCGCAGAAGAAAATATTGAATAATCACTTCTTTTATGACAATAGTATGAGCGGAGATGAGGAACAGAACATCATTCAGGAATTAAATGCGCGATTTCAAGAATTGCGAGCCTTGATGATTACGATAGGCTCAGTCATAGCCATGCTCCTAGCAGGTCTTAACGAAGTCGGTTTTATCTCCTTCGCGGTAGATTCGCTTGTTGATTGGGTTGGCGATGACCCAGACCGCAACCCTTACCTTCCTGACTGTGAAGAAGATTGGTTGATTGTAGCAGACCACTATATTGTTGATGGTGATTTGTACGTCACAGTGGATATTCTAGATGATGCATGGTGCAACAACGTCCACACTGTCTTCTATAATGTGACCTTTGAGGGAGAAGAGTATATTGAAGAAAGTACGCCATTTAGAAATACCGATACTGGATTATTTACTTTTGAAAATATTTCAGAAGGCACACACAGAGTAAATATTTTAGTAGAAAATGGTAGTATATTCCTTTACGCTTTGGAGTTAATAGACTTTGAGTACGACATAGCAGAAGAGGAAAATGCAATCTATGGTTGCACTGACCCTGCGGCAATAAACTACAACGAAACTGCTACGCACGAAGATGGCTCTTGTGAATATCCCGAAGAAGAGGAAGAGATAACAGAAGACTGTTACGCATACATATATGATGCAATTTCATATTGGGCCGAAAACAACACTTCGGTCTACAACGAGTTTGATGTTGATTTTTCCTGTCAAGCCAACGTAACCTTTACAATGCAAGTAGAATTATTGGATAGTCGTAACAACACCCTGATATACACTGAGGATAATTTTACTACATATCATATGGAGTGGGATACTAAATACTTAGATTTCTATGACATAGCAGAAAGGTATGAAGAATCTTATGGCGTAAATTTTAATCTGTACTATGATGGGGAGTTGTCGGATACACTATGGACTCAAATCATATAGTTCCTTTAGGTATAGTATTGATAGGCGCAATGAATTGGGGATTTTCCATTTGGTGGGCCAAGCGTTCTTATAGAAGAAGAAAGAAGCATTAATAAATCACATAAGGCGTCGGGCTACCATGTCGTGCGGATGTGGTTGTGGTGGAGAGGTTGTAGCCTACGAAAATTGGAATGAACATGTGGTTGATGAAAGTCAAAATGCAATAGCAGCAGAGTATCAAGGTCGAAAGGTTACTCTTAACAAGCCTTTCCGTACACCCGGAGCAAACAAGAAGTTCGGCGTTTACACCAAGAATGGTAGTGGCACCGTGGTTATCGTAAGGTTTGGCGACCCCAACATGGAAATCAAGAGAGATGACCCCGAAAGAAGAAAGAACTTCCGAAGCCGACACAACTGCGATTCTCCCGGCCCAAAGTGGAAGGCGCGTTATTGGTCTTGCAGGCAGTGGCGAGGCGGTACAAAGGTCGAAGCCTCCGCTCCTTGTGGTTGTGGATGCAATGATGATGACGATGATGAAGAAGGCCCAGAAGAAATCGAGAGTCTAGCAAAGAGGAAGAATGACCCCTGCACCGAAGGCTATGAGCAATACGGGATGAAGATGAAGAACGGGCGAAAAGTTCCTAATTGTGTGCCTATTAAAAAGGCGGCAGAAGCAGATTACAAAGTTTGCGCTGATTGCATGACACAGGCAAAGTGCGCTGAAATGGGTGATTGTATGAATGTATCCAAGGAAGCAGCACTTCCCTCTCCCAAAGATGGTGAAAGTCACGAAGCGTTTATGTCAAGGTGTCAGGCGATGGGTAACAGCCGAGAAGAGTGCATGAAAGCGCATGAAGGCCATGAGTTTGACGTAGAAGGCTACAAAGAAGAAGAGGAAGAGGCAGGTATGTACAAAAAGAAATATGCTTCTGAGTGCGGTATAGACGAAGAATTTGTTGACGGTGAGTGCAGAAAGGTTGCCGTGACGCTTGACCTTTCAATAGATGCCACTAACGCCTTTGTAGAAGCATCCACAGGAAATACTGTTATCGAAATTATGGGCATTGCTTTCCATGATGGTATGAATAAGAACAAGTGGGCTTTGACAAAAGAGGGTGCGAGACAAGTTGCGCGACAAATGGAGGGCGCAGACCTCACATTAGACCATCCTGACCCGATTGAGGGAGAGGGGGGCTTTGGTCGCAACACAGATGGAGGTATAGTCAAGGCAAATGTTGGGGTAATTACTTCTGCTACTTTCTTACCTACTATAGCGGGTGGGTATGAAGTTAGATATGTCGCACACGTAACCGAACCACAGTTGTTTGAAACTTTAGAGTCCGGCATGTACCTGAAAGAAGATTACGGTGTTAGCATCGGCGGGTCGGGCATTCCTGTCTCCGCTGACGAAAACGGTATTATGTTTGGAGAAGACTTTACCTTTGACCATTTGGCTATCGTTTACCGTCCAGCCTACGAACGAGCCAATATAGAAAGTATAAAGAGAATGGAAAAGGAGGCAACAACGAAGGCAACCTTTATATCACACTCAAAGTCTGCGGGAGTTAGTAAGGATTTGGTGAATGACATGTCAGAAGAAATTGTAACCCCAGAAATAGACTACGAGGCTCAGATTGAGTCCCTTAAGGCAGACCTAGTGCTTGCTTCTTCCCGCGTTGCGGAGTTTGAGGCTATGGACGAGGCCCGCGCTGAGGAGGCTCGCGCTTCTCTAGTAGAGAAGGCAACTGAGATAGGAATGTCCGGTCACGAAGACCTACAGTCAGAGACTCTTGAGAATCTGATTGCTTCGTGGGAGGCTTCCCACCCAGAGCCAGTCGCAGTCGAAATGAAGCCTATAGATGATAGCCCTGCCGAGATGGAGACACCAGTTGTCGCATCCGATGAAGAAGAGAAGCCAGTTGTGGCTAACTTCCTAAACGGCAGGCTTGTAGAGTCCGATGAGGAAATCTACGGACGCGCATACAACGCTTGGGCAAGCGCATGGAACGGAACACTCGCAGGGGATGAAGGCAACATGAGAGCCAAAACCTACGAAGAAATAAAGGAGATGAGATAAAATGGTATATGGACAAGGAATGGACCCGGTTCACGGGGTAATGTATGCAGGTCAGACGGTTAAGGGTCCCGGTAAGATTCTTTACGCAGACCAATCAGATAACGCACTGTACTTGGGAGCCGATGCAAAGTTTGCACTCGGTATCTCAGCAGGTGAGAGCAGCAGGACAGACGGTACTCTGGATGCTGCGGGAGCAACAGTCTCCTACTACCCACTAGGCGGAGTTCTAATGGTGCAGGCTTTGAACAATCAGACCTTCAAGCCCGGTATGATAGTTTATGCCGGCGCAAACGGTCTTGCGCTTGATTCGCAGGACAACTCAGAAAAGAAACTCGGTATCTACGTCGGAAAGGTAATGACCAGCGCAACTGCTGCTCTTGCACTAAACGGCGCAGGTGATTCGGGAGCAACCGAGGGGCAGATGGTTCTAGTAAACACTGCTTTCGCGGAAGCGGGACAGAACACATAGGATGGTGATTAAGAATGGCAAAAGATACTTTAGAACAAATACTTAACGTGGAAGCAGCAACAGGACCCTTTTCAACGGGCGATGCAGTCTTGGAGCAGACTCTAAGAGACTTCATTCAACTGCAATCCACTACAATCGCAGTAGGAACAAAGGTTGTCGGAGTGCGCTCCGTACCTTGGATGGACTTCAAGTGGTACACTGGTGTCACCGGGTCCTTCGACTTCCCACTAGACGACAACGCAGTCACCGAGCCAAGCAAGATTGGAACGGCCAACTACTCGACCAAGTTGGAGAAGGGACAGGGGCGATGCACCTTCCTAGACTCAGTAAGGCTACGAGGCGAGTCCTTTGAGAACATCGACAGGCAGCAACTCGGAATTGTCCGCGCCCGCGCAGACAAGATTGACGCTACTATCCTAGCCGCTCTAGCAGCAGGCGCAGGACAGACCGCAGCCGCAGCCGCAACCTTCGGGTCAGCCGGTGCAGATGAGGAAGGCGACCTTCTCGGAGCAATGGACCTAATCTTCGCTAACGCAAGGGTTTCCGGTGACGAGCCTATGGCTCTAATCCTCCCTGCAAGCAAGAGAAGCGCTATGCTGAACACTCAACTCTTCGGAAACGTGGTTGAGTCCCTACAGGACCACATGGGCCGCATTGCTAACATGACTGTTTACTACTCAAGGGACAGTTCAGTGGCAAACGACGCTCTGCTTCTAATCCCCGGTGCCGAGACAGCCGAGTTCTTCCAGTACAGCGGAGATGGCTACACCGAGACCGAGTTGACTAGACTACCCGGTGTCGGGTTCGATTGGCTACTAACCTCCTACATGGGAACGGTTATCCACGAACACCAAGACGGAGCAGCAGCCGGTAAGAACAACAGAATCTTTAAGATAACTGGTGTCGCTTGAGGTTGGTGATTTAGGTGCCAAAGAACCGTAAACTACAGGACATAATGGATGGGCGTCTTGTACGCGCTATGGATGACGGCGAGGACTTCGGATTTATCCCCGTAATGCTTAGAGTTGACACAGCAGGTGGTGCAACCGCTACCACAAGCCTAACGATGGAGAGAAAATTCACCGTTATAGATGCACACGCAATCCTAAAGGCCGATGGTGGAGACAACAGCAACAAGGTTGAACTTCTTAACGCAAGCACGACTATTACCGGAGACATGATAGTAGGAACCGCAGGAGACAAAGACATCGTAAGAGCATCTGAAATTGATGACGCTCAGATGGAGATTGCAGCCGGCGGTACTCTTGGAGTCAAGGTTACTGCCGCAGCAAGCGACCTACCTGCTCTTGTAGTCTATGTCCTAGGATACTACCATCTCTAGGTGATTAAATGGAAACATTTACTGACGACGATGGTGTCTGGGAAGTCTCGATGGTAGGCAAGAGACAGGTTATGAAACTTGTCGAACCCGCCAAGAAAAAGGCCGCTCCTAAGAAGAAAGCAGCCAAGAAGAAGAAGAGCGAGTAAGCATGGCTAAAAAGTTGACAAAGGCACAGTTAGTGTCTAGACTTAAGAAAGCAGACATCCCTGTCCCAAAAACCGCCAAGGTTGAGGACATGGAACACAGGCTTGCTCATTGGCACGGAGGCGGAGGCTTCATGGTAAGACTTCTAAAGAATCCCGCTAATTCTAAGTGGGAAGGACATCCTGTAAAATTACTTAAGGATAAAAGTATTCTATACTGGATACCAAAGAGTGACATGGCTACTGAGATACTAGAATCTAGGATAGTGATGAATTTAGGTCTTGTGGCGGAACCTTCAAATGACGCTCAAGTTATTGACGTACCATTGGACTACCGGATGGTGACAGAAGATGGCAGTAACGACAGCGCAGATTCGTGATTTACTTAACAGACCTAGAGGACTGAATGAGGGTACCATAACGGAGTACATTACAATTCGCACCGCAGAAATCAACAAGAAGGCAAGAGCGGTAGACTACTTTGGTGGCACCGCAGACAACGTACCTACTACTACACTAAAAGAATCTGCAATCAAAATGATGGTATGCGTGGACTGTCTGCGTGTGCTTGTTGATACTGTTCCTACATTTGTTCCAGAGAAGGAACAAGGAACACAAGATATACGATTCAGTCAGCAACTTCGGTCCTTTGAGAAGCAAGCACTAGAAGCAATGCGAGCAATAGAAGAGAAGGGTGGTGCAGCCTTTAAGGTTGATGCTACCACAACGAGAGTAGGTGGCACAACAGCAGCGCAACTGAGCGGAAGCATTCATCCTACTAACAGATAGTAGGTGATGTTATGCCGGATACAAGGACATGGATTGGTGATACTTCTACCGCCTTTGAAACTCCGGCTAATTGGAGTGACAATACGCTTCCCGTAGACGGAGATAGCATTGTCTTTAATAGTAGCGCAGATGCGGCGTGTGTTCTTA